GGGTCCTTCTCGGGGTAGTGGACTCGGACGAAGCCGATCACCCTGCGGTCAGCTCGGGCGACAGCCTCCTCTGCGTGGCGTCCGCCGTTCTGGACCATGCGCTCGGCATGGGCAGCCACCCGACGACCAACGGAGCCGTGGACCTCCTCCCGGGAGGCGTCCGACTCGTTCTTGATCTCGGCCAGCTTCTTCTCCAGCAGCTTGCGCGCCAGTGTGTCCATGATGGCCTCGGCCTCAGCCTCGGCGGCCGCCTCGCGTTCGTCGAGGATCTCCGAGAGGCGGTCGATCTCCTCCTGCTCAGCATCCAGTTCGTCCATCCACCTCGCCCTGTCGTAGGGCACGTAGGTGGAACCGTCCGGCTCCTGGATCTCAGTGGAGTCGTCGACCTCGTCCTCGGTGTAGTGGTCCTCGATGAGGCCGGAGTTGAGTGCCTCCGGGGCGTGCCGCTCAACAGCTCGCACAAAATCGTCGCGCAGCTTGCTGAGCGGCACTACCTGAGGCTCGGGCTCGAAGACCGGCTGGAAGGTGAAGCCCGTGTGCAGGGCTCGAGTCAGCCGGAGGTAGGGGATGAGGATCGCCTGTACCTGGTGGCGCCGGAAGCGCACCAGCCTGAGGGCCGCGGCCACGAAGTTGGCGCCGGTAGCTGCGGCACGGGTGCCCATCGGCACCACGTCGTCCCACAGCTCCAGCACCTCAGCGAAGGCGTGCGCCCCCAGCATCGTCATGGCGACGTGGAAGGTGCTAGACGCCTGCGCGGCCTCGGCTCGCCTCTGCGGTGTTGCCATCGGTCATCGCCTCCTGTGCAAAGCGGGTGGGGGTGGAGGGCTGAACCATCGGCCCCTGCCTCATGCCCGCTGCGGTCTGGAGGATCTGCACGTCGACGTCACGCTCGTCCGCGAGGCGCTTCCACTCGACCAGCTCGGCGCGAGAGACACCCGGAACGCGGTGCCAGAGGCCCTCGGTCGGGATGCCCAGCGACTCGGCGAACTTGCCGAGGGCGTCAGCGCTCTGTGCGAGGCTCGAGGCCCCGAGGTCACGCCAGACCACCTCGCCGGAGAAGTCGTCGCCGCCCTCGAGGTCCAGCAGGACGGACGACAGGCGGAAGCACCGCTCCCAGCTCTCCGCGAACGTCGTGCGGAAGCCGTCGATCTTGCGGGAGAGCGACACCTCAGCGGCCTCCAGGGCCTCTGCGGAGATGTTGGCGATCTGACCCAGCAGGAAGTGGGGCGGCGTCTGCGTCAGTGCGGACAGGTGGCGGATGGCGAGTTCAGCGCTGGCGATGAAGCCATCGAGCCTGCCACCCGGGAGGGAGCCGAACTTGGCCTCCTTGTCAGCGGCGTACATGAAGCGCGAGGCGTTCAGGTAGACCCGGTCAGGCTGGGGGTTGCCGTCTGCGTCGAGGAGGGGCTCGGAGAGTCCAGTCTCCTCGTTGTAGACCATCTTCATGGGGGGCGCCAGGCCGGTGACCGTGCGTACCTCGAAGGAGTTGTACGTCTGTGCGACCAGCAGGTCGAAGATGGTCTGGTTGATCCGGTCCTGCACTGCCATGAACGGCTCGAGCAGTCCCCAGGTGTTGCCCTCCAGGTCCATGTAGGCGTGGAAGCGGGTGACCGGGCACTCGTCGAGGCCGTGAGCCTCACCCTTGCCGGTCCTGACGGGGTCTTCGCCCTTCAGGTACCTGAGGGTGTACTTGCGGCGCTCGTCCCAGATGATGATCGTGCCGGGGCTGTCCTCGCCCTTGGCCCACTTCTTCACGTAGACGCCAGCGACGGGGTCGAGGTCAGCGACCGGGTCCTCGTAGAGGGCCACGGTGCGGCGGGCCGACAGGCCGCGGTGGACGACGCTGCCCTTCTTGTCCCTCTCGGTGACCACGAAGCTGTGGCCGAACTTGAAGGCGTCGATGTAGATGGAGTTCTGCCGGGCCGACATGAGGCTGCGCTGCCAGCAGCTCCACTCGGGATTGTGGCTCAGCTCGCTCAGCGGGCTCGAGTCCCCCTTGCGGAAGTTGTCGACGTACAGACCTTGGGCCGGGGTGTTGACCAGAAGCGGCATCCAGTTGGTGATGCCGCGCTTGGCGAGCATCCGGTACTCAGCCTCGGCGGAGTCCGGCATGTAGGGCATGTCATGGTCGCCGTCGAAGTAGCGCTGAATCCGGTCCATGCGGGGGCGGTCGCGCTCCAGGATGCTGAGCGCTTCGATGGCGTAGCTGACGATCGCGTCGGTCAAGGTTACGCTCCTTCCTAGAAGAACCACGCCTGGCCGGAACGGGTGGGTTCCTTCTTGCCGCGCTGGCGGTAGTCATTGAGGGCTGAATGGGCGGCGACGAGGGCCGCGTAGGCGTCGACCTTCTTGGGGGAGTCCTTGGACTCCTTGCGGAAGGAGAGGCCGTAGGTGCTCTCGGCGCGGCGTGCGTTGAGGACGTGGCGCCGCAGGGCGAGGTTGAGCTTGGACGCCGATGCGCCGCCGTGGCAGAGCTTCCCGTCGAGGATGGTCCGCATCAGCAGCTCGTTCCCGGCGGTCGCTCGACGGATCGAGCGCATGTCCCAAGCGATCGCGTTGCTCTCACCGGCGCGCACCTTCAGGCGCGGACCGTAGAGGGCTGACCATTCCGCGACGTAGGACTCCCAGAGTGCGACGTCGGAGTAGAACGCAACCACGTCGTACCGCTCGAAGGCGGCATGGATGGCGGAGTCGACAGCTTGGCGGTCAACCTCCCAGCGGGGAGCGTCCCTGTCCCGGACGCCCCACTCGGTGGGCTTCTCCTCGACCATGAGGGCCTGAATGAGGCCGTCTGCCACGCGGATGGCGACGAGGGCCGTGGAGTCGTCCTTGAGGCCGCCGTCGAATCCGAGCACGATCTGGTCGCCGGGGAGCAGTCGCTGGCCGGGGCGGAGCAGGGCATCCCAGTCGTCCTCCTCGAATAGGGCGTCCTCGTCGGCCACGATCTGGTTGAGCCACATCCGGCGCGAGCGTGCGGGCGCCATGTCGGCCTTCATCACCGAGGCGATGACGTCTTCCGGGTTGATCCAGATGGCGTCACCCCGGATGAGGGGGATCGCCAACCTCAGGCTGTCGGGGTCGAGTCCGGTCTTGGGGTGGGCCTCGATCGAGTCGTAGAGCGAGCCCATGTCGGGGGCGCGGCCCTCGAGGATGTCGACGTAGGCCATACGCATTCGCTCGGCCACGCTGTCCTCACCGGGGAGGTAGGCGTTGGTGATGGCGAGGTAGCGGTTGCCACCCTTGGTGGCGTTACCGTCGATGGTCTCGTACATCTTGATGCCGCCGTTGCCAGTCACCCAGTGCTGAGTCTCATTCAGCAGGGTGAAGGTCGAGCGGGCGCCCTCAAGGGAGCGGTAGGACGACGTCACGGCCTCCAGGCGGATTCGACCGCCGAGGCCGCGGATGATCTCCAGGCCAGCGTCGATCTGGTACTCGGCCTTGAACTGCTCGCTCATCAAGGTGGGGAACAGCGTCATGGTGTTCTTGGTCTGCTCGCGGGAGACCGCGGCGACCTGGACCCATGCCGCCGGGTGCGCCTTGCCGACCGGATTGCCGTCCTCGTCGAAGTGCGAGAAGCGGCTCGGGCCGCACAGCTCGACCAGGGAGATCACTGCGAGCAAGGGGTCCTTGCCCCAGCCCTTCAGCCGCTGGAGGACGCCGTAGCGGTAGACGAAGCGCCCTTGGGCGTCGACTGCGTACCACCACAGGATGAATCGGAGTTGCTCGTTGGTGAAGCGCCAAGGCTTCGGGTCGTGCATGGAGGAGTTCGGGTCCAGGAGGTACTCGGAGACCCAGCCCGCAATCTCCCAGCCGAGGGTGAGGGTCGGGAGGTTGTAGCGGCCATCCGCGCCGCGCTCCCAGGTGGGGCCAAGCACGGTGGGGGAGAGGTCGATGAAAGCCTCGGCGGACATCGAACCACCTCCTCAGCTACTTGGTTTCACCCTCCAGTCCGGGGGTCGGTTCACCGGCGACATCGGCATATGCGAGCCTCGCCACGGAGGCGAGCTGGGGGCGCTCGATCGGCTTCTCGGCCAGCTCGACGCGCACGCGGCGACGGTCACCCTCGGTGAGGAGGAGCGCCTGCATTGAGGAGTGGAGGGCCTGGAACATCTGACCGGAGCGCTTGGGCGTGTAGGTGACCGCCTCGCCCGTCTCCTTGTCGACGTAGGTCTGGGGCTCCATGTAACGGTTCATCTCCTCCAGCACGAACGTCAGGTAGGCGACGTCGGACTGCTGGTAGAAGTCCTCCTGGCCGGAATCCCGGGCGCCCTCGTAGAGGTCGCGGGCCAAGGTGCCCCAATGCTCGGGGGTGTCGGGCCAGTGGAGTTCGCGGCGGGTGCCCTTCGTGACCGCCTGCTGGTCTCCACCCTTACGGGCGCGGGGGCGGGCGAGTTCGGACTCGGGGCGGGGGATTGGACCGGCCATGTCGGCCACCTCCTTGCGTGTGGGTTTGGGCAAGACGAGAGCGGCCCGCCCTCAACCGACAATGGGAGAGCGGGCCGCTGGGCGCAGGAACCGGAGGAGGGCGGCTCTACTGCGCGGGGGTGGGGGTTACCCCATTGGTCCGCATATACGCGAGGGCGGGGTGCTCCTCGGTACGGCGGAACTTCTTCTTGGCCTTAGCCAGATTCTTGCTCCGCGACGCCCACGACTCCGACTGCGTCTTCTGCGC